TGCACCTGAACAAACTGCGAAGTTACTTCGTGAACAGGTAAGATTGGGTTCAGATGGTAAGGTAGTTATTATGGATGGTGACAATGTTCGCTACAATGATGACTCTGAACCAATGACAGTTTCTCAGTTAGTCTCAGACTTCCTGGATACGAACACATACTTCAAAGCAGCAGGACCTAGTGGAACCGACTCAACGAGCAACACCACTCCAAAAGATAACAATAATGTTACACTTGCTGACTTAGATATGAACCGACCTGAACATCGTGACATTTATCGCAAATGGAAACAAGAAGGTAAGGTTTAATAATAATTAATAGGAAATATTAAAATGGCTTTTAACACAGCATATGATTTATCGGCATTAATGGTGCCAACCAAAGCAGCGGCAGTATACGCAGCACAAGAAAACAGTTTGTTCATGAATGGTTTTATCATTCCAAACATCGTAGTTCCAGCAGGATCTTTTTCTGCACAGGTTCCAGTATTCGCAAAGACTTCTGCACAAGTATTGACTCAAGCAGCACACGCTGTAGATGACATCACTTCTACTAAAGTAGTAGCATCTAACAACACAATCACTTTGGATTTGTTCGCAGCACGTGACACTCTTCGTGATCTTGGTGGTGTTAACCCTACTGAACTAGGTCGTGTATTGGGCAACGCTGTTGCACAAAAGTATGACGAAGCAGTTGTAACTGAATTGTTAACTGCTACTACAACACAAGCAACTGACGCAACTATCAACCCATTGTGGGATGCTGCTGCAACTATCCGTCAGGCTGGTGAAATGGGTCAGTTAATGGCTATCGTTTCTCCTGCTTACGCCGCTGTTCTTATGAAAGCGATTGGAGGAGCAGCGTTCGCTGGTGGTGATTACCAGACTGAAGCACTACGTAACGGTTTTGTTACTAAGGTTGCTGGTATCTCTGTATTCCAATCTGCACACATGACTGGTTTAGGTGTTGTATTTGGTGCTGACGCAATGCGCACTGCATCACAAGGTGGACTTGACATGGAAATGCAACGTCGCGCTGAAGCAGTTGGAACAGACATTGTTGCATCTTACGCAGGCGCTGCTGGTCTTATTGACCAATCACGCATCGTTGAACTAGTATAAGTTTAACACATATATCGGGGATCGCAAGATCCCCTATTAACGGAGATTATAATGGCATTTGCTACAAACGATGATTTAACAGTATATATTCATGACATCTTTGATCATGGTGTATCAGATTGGAGCGATGAACTTGCTTTAGCGGAAACCGATGTTACTAACCAAATTAGGATTAGGTATTGGGATAAGTTTGAAGATAAGGCTCAGTTTGATAAGACCAAATTGGTTGAGACTCAATGGAAACCTGCTACTGTATATCGTGCCTTGAGTGCATACATCTTACCTAAGTTATCAACATATAGAATTGATGATACCTTTATGGAACAGACTGCATTCTATAAGACACAATACGCAGAAGAGATCAATACACAGTTTCAACTAGGTATTGAATACGATAGTGATGGTGATGGTGCTATAACAGCGTCAGAAGTTACCACTATGACACAAACAAGGTTATATAGATAATATGAGTAAAAGGGAAAACATAGTAAAAAGGTTTTACGAAGTTGCGAAAGATCAACGAAGTGTTAAATTCAATACAGTGGTAAGGGATCCGATAATTGCGGAAGAATTACCAAGGACTGGGTTCCCTGCTGCTTACCTTGAATCTTCAAATGAGGAACGATTAAACATTACTAAAACTCTACGTGAATGCAATATGGACATTGCAATTGTCATTACCGTAAATGGTAGAGATAGAGACACACAGAGAAATGTTGCAATTGAAGCAATTGAAGAATCAATCTATAATGATACAGAAATTAATTCGTTAGTAAATAGCATTGAATTAACAAACATAGATATAGTTGACTTAGGTGAAGCATCACCATTCGCTACCGTTAGGGTAACGTTTGGTGTGACCTATTGTTATACTGTATAAATAGACTAAATTAGGAGATAAAATTTATGTCATGCACAGCAGGCAAGAACGGAGTATTAAAAGCAGGTGGTTCAGCCATTGCTCAACTTACTTCTTATTCAATTTCAGAAACAGCGGATCTAACCGAATGCACGCACTTTGACTCTTTGAGTTATCGCGAACATGCAGTTACGTTCAAATCATGGGACGGCTCAGCCGACCTAGTATGGGCACGTCAAGATGGTGATATCGTAGTTGGTAACACTTACGTATTAGACGTATTCCCAGAAGGCGACGACACAGCAACAGATTGGAAGATCAGTGGCAGTGTTATCATCACTTCATTCGCACTTACAGGCGCTACAGAAGACAACGTTTCGGGATCAATTGCATTCCAAGGCACTGGTGTTCTAACGCGCGGCGTAGAAGCGTAAAGTAACCTATGCCCAATCAAAGTAAACAAACTATGAAAGATTTGCGTGCCGAGATTGGGCATGATTTCAAACAATACTCGGATAAACTGTTAAAGAATATCCAAAAATTAACCCCAGTTGATTCAGGTCGCGCACAGCGTGGTTGGGTTAACAAGTATTACAATCAAATAGGAAAAGCAAGTAGCGATACTAAGTTTGTCCTGTTTACAAACAAAGTTCCATATATAGATATATTGGAAAAAGGCGGTAGTCGCCAAGCCCCAGCAGGTATGATAAACCCTGCACTCAAACGAACAAGGAAACCAAGATGAGCGTAATTAACAAAGCAGCAGAACACTTCAAAATGATAGTGTCACAAGATATGAAATCAGTAGAAGTCCCTGAATGGGAAACTACATTATTCTTCAAAGCAGCAGTAAGTTTTGCTGCCGAACAAAAAGTTATTGCACTTCACACAGAAGGAAAACAAGTAGACGCACTATGTGAGTCACTAGTTAATCGTGCCTGTGATGCGGAAGGCAAACGAGTATTTACAAATGCAGACAAAGTAACACTAATGAACAGTGTTGACCCAGCAGTCATCTTGCGTATAGTAAACCAGATGAATGCACTATCATCAGAGGTGGACGAAACTGATTTGGGAAACTAATTAAGGACAAGGAGATATTCTTCTTGTTCCAATTAGCAGAACAACTTCATATGCCAGTTGGTGAGTTGATGAAAAAACTCACTCGCACTGAGTTGCTTGCATGGGCGAAATATTATGAATATAAGGCTAGTTTAGCCAAAGGGAAATAAAACATATGACAGTAAGATATGATATTATAATAGAAGCAAATGACAAAGCATCTAAAGATATAAAGAAACTCAATGCTTCGCTAAAAAAGACTGACACCAATGCTGCTAAAGCAGCAAAGGCAGTTGCAAGTATAGGTAAGTCTGGTGCGTCCGCTGGACTCAACATAGCAACAACAGGCATGAAGTCGTTAGCAGCGGCAACAGTAGCGGCAACAGCCGCTTTTCTCGTCTTTGGAGCAAAGAGTTTCAGTGCGATTGATTCGCTCGGTAAAGCAAGCGCCAAACTAGGTGTTACTTCCAGGTTCCTAAGCGAATATGGCGCAGTAGCAAACCGGGCTGGTATTGGACAAGATCAGTTTAATACTGGTTTACAACGATTCCTAAGACGATTAGGTCAAGCACAACTAGGCACTGGTGAATTAATAAAACCACTTGAACGAATGGGCATTAGTATGACAAATACAAATGGAACATTACGTGAAGGCACTGAGGTGTTTCAAGAGTTTATTAAAAAACTAGGTGAAGGCGAAAACGCTACAGTGAACTTAGCCAACGCAGTAGGCGCTTTTGATACAGAAGGCACTGCGTTTATTAATATCGCTAATATGGGTGCTACTGCAATTGATGGAATCCGTGTTTCTGCAAACGAGGCTGGGTTAGTAGTTGACGATGAGTTGATTGCTGCTGTTGAAAGAGCAAACGATGCAATAACTGCTTTAACTGATCTAGGCAGAGGCTTTGGACGACAATTCTTTGGTAATTTAGCAGGTCCACTAGAAGAATTCGCAAAAGACCTACAAGCCAAGATAATGGGCGCCATAAAAGACTCTGGTGGTATGGCAGCCTTGTCACAAAAACTCGCTAGTCAGTTTCTAGGTGGCATTGCCAATATGATTGAATCAATAGGCTCGTTGTTTGACGGATTCATTAGTGCATTTAATAAAGTAACCAATGTGTTGAAAGGAATATTATCTTCTTTACCATCAGAACTTACTGGTGGTGTCAACTATGAATTTGGTAGCAGTGGTGCAAATCAAATATTGCAGGATATGTCTGAATTAAGAAAGAAACAAAAAGAATTAATAGATGGTGGTGCTGTAACTGGACCTTTTTTGCAAATGGCGGATTATTTTGGTGGTATTGCACCAGACTTGGTTGAACCATTTGCCGACGGCACAGTTGAATTAAATAAAATTAACAATCAATTGTATGATTTAGAATCTCAACTAGCATCAATTGAAAGTGGTAACACAGTATTCTTATCTAAAGAAATTGAAGAATCAACAAAATTAAATGATAAACTTGCTGGGACTGTAAAGTTTCTTAGAGAAAAAGAAAAAGCATTATTAGACGTATCAGCAGCATCAGCAAAATCATTCAGTAATGGAACAACTCAAACAGTAGCAGCAGCAGTTATTGATGATGGTGGTAGAGCAGCAGCACATGCAATGGTTGCACAAGATGACTTAAATGAAAAGATTGCAGCAGCATATACTAAGATGGGTAAATTGAGAATACATTCTGAAAGTTTAGTTGCAAAAGAACTAGAAAATATAGAAAAAGAAAGACTTATAGATGTCCGCAATGCTAGAATAGATGCAATGGCAGAAGAAGAAGCATTGCTTGGTGATGGATTAGAAGCAGCAGCCTCAAACAGTGCTAAATTGCTTAAAATAGAAAAAGATAGACTCAATGACGTTCGTAATGCTAAAGCAACTGCAATGGCAGAAAATGAAGCCGCAGTGATGACTGGTTATGAAAAAGCAGCAGAAGATGCTAAAGCAAATACAGAAACGATTGCTGGATATTGGAAAGATTTATCAAAAGACATGTCTTCTAGTATAGCCAGAGGTATTATGGATGGTAAAGGATTGTTTAACTCATTCGGTAGTTACCTAGAGAGTTGGGCAGACAAAGTTCTTACTAAAATAATAGAGCAGATGCTTATTCAACCTATGATTAACCAAATGGGTTCATGGTTAGGTGGTATCGGTGGTGGCTTGGGACAAGCAGTAGGTAGTGCTGCAACTGGTGGTGGTGTTGGATTTGACCTCGTTGATGCACTTGGCAGTTTGTTCAGTGGTTTTCACGCAAATGGTGGTTACATACCAAGTGGTAAAGTCGGTATTGCTGGTGAAGCAGGCGCAGAGTTGATAACAGGACCAGCAAACGTTACACCATTGAATGGTGAGATGCAGTCTGGTGGTGGTCAAAACGTAACGATAAATATCAATGCAATAGACACACAAACAGGAACTCAGTTCCTATTAGATCATAAGCGAGAAGTTGAAGGTATTATTCACAATGCATACAACAAGCGCGGAAAGCAAGGAATATATAATTAAATGAGAAATATCTTTACATATCCAAATAACGCAGGAACCTCTTACATAGATCCACTCTATGTAGGAGATGATACTGTTGGATTTCAAAAACGAATAAAAGACCTGAAAGATGGCAACTATAAAGCATGGGATGGAACTGCACCAACTGATACAGTTAGTGACTTAATGAGCAACATCTCAAAGTTCAATAACTACTATAACACTGTTGGTGATAATAACATCACTATTGATGATATCTATACGTATCCATTGTTGACTGGTAATGTGACTGATGTGTCACAAGATGTTACAGCATTCCTACAATCAAATACATTTGCAGAACCAATTATTATTACTACTACTGCTGCACATGGACTAGTTGACGGTGATAATTTACAGTTAAGCAACTTAAACGGAAACTTAGCATACCTTAACGGTGACACAGTATACACAAAAGTAGTCAACTCAACTAGTATTAAGTTGACACTTGATGCTGGGTTGACGCAAGAACTTGGGTTGAGACTTGTCAGAGAAGCAGACATTACAAATATAAATGCTGGTGGTGATGCCACATTTACAAGTGTTGGATATACTTTGTTGAATGGTAGTGAAGTAGGTGTGAGTCAAATTAATACTCCAGAATTAGCATTGTTGTTTGCTGAACAAGCAAGTTACTTTGTTGAAACAATAAACTTAGATACATTCTATCTATGCAGTGATGTTGCATTGACAAATAGAGTAGGTCTTGCTTTAGCGAATGTTAATATCGTATCAACAAGTGTGGTTGATACGAGTGAAGAGTATTTAAAAGTGGATTTATTGACTAATACAAACGGATCTGGTGGAAAAATTAATATTTATAACGCACAGTATGGAACAGCAGAGGTTACATCAGCCACCGGAATTGATAAATGGATTAAAAAAGTAGGCACATCAACTGTATACGATATATATGACGACCAATTATTAACTAATAGAACGCTGTCAGTAGGTGGATCATCAACATTAACCTACGACACCACTGGTAGTGTATTTGAGACTGAAAAAGTATATTTAGATCAGAATGGTGTAAATTGGAAATTTATTACAACAAATGGTTCGCTTGGAACCAATCCTAAGCCAATCATAATTAGACGAGCAGAAGTCCCACAAATAATTAGAGATCACAGTTTATATAATATAGGTGATTTTGTTTGGAGATATTATGATTCAAATAACACAAACACACAAAACGAAGTGTATCACTTGCAGTATGAATCTAATAATGTCTATGGTGTGTATCAAGATAGTGCTTTTAACTTCCCAATGGTGTCGGATACAACCATACGAGGACCTCGTATATCCGGTGCAAATAGAATGGCGATTGGTGATGGTTATACTGGAAGCCTTGGAATTAATAAGATGACTATGACAGACACACCATTGTTAACTGACGGACCTAATCCTATACGTATAACCAATCAATTTACAATAAGTGACGAAGGGTTTAATGAACAAGCAATCAAAGGTATAATCAGTGGTTCTTTTGTGAATACATATCCTGATGTGTGGTATCCACAAGGTGCTTTTCATGAGTCTGCCTATAGCGACCTGTTACCAATGGGCGGTGATTGTGAAATGAGACCTACAGGTGATACTTTCCAGAATCATAAGTTATACAAGTATTGGAAATATGAGCCAATTGCAGCAGAATGGGTTGATTTATCACAATTAATTGAAGATAGGTTAGTGGACACCACTGTTTCATCTGGACAAGTTTTCGCCATCTCAACCAGTGCTCGTCCAGACCTAGGACAGTTTTGGGTTGGACAGGCAGATGGATATGCAATATGGAACAATGGTCCATTAGAGCAAGGTCCAAAGTTTTGCAAAATTAATGGCGCTGACACAGAACAATGGTATGTGTACGAACTTATAGACTACAGTGCTGGTGGCTGGGCATTTTCTTATAATATTTACAAATTAGAAGATTATATGGCTGGTAATTATATAAAAGTCCGTTACCCAGAAATTCCATACGAATCAACTATATATTCGTATAGACAATTACTGTCTGGTAATCCATACCAACCTGGAGACTCCTCTTACAGATCATATCCTGAATATTTTGTTGATGATTTCATAAACAGGGCTAACAATCCGGGAACAATCTTTGCGAATCAACCAACATTTGTATTATTACCAGATAATGATACAATCCCATATGGTGATAATTGGTTGCCATCTACAAATATTTCCACTTTAGATGTAGGAACAGTATCAGTAATGGGCGCTGTATTAACTGATGCTACTGATGGTCTTGTTAAAGAAGTTACTGGTCCAATCCCAGATGGAACAACAACTGTTCCAGTAGAGTTACCAAGTGCAACAACTGGAACATTATACAATGATGACCCACCTAATTGGGCTTTAACAGATATTGAATTGGTAATACCAGCAAACAATAATTACACTTATCAGAATTCAAGTAATGTTACGACTCCAGGTGCAGAAGTCGGTCCGACTTATATGGATACCAGCGGGACAACATTTATTCATCCTGGTTCGCCAGATATAACACTAACTACTGATGGTAATGGTAGATTAACTGGCGCAACATTAAATAGCAACCAAGATGGGTATTTGACACCAAATGAGATAGTATTTGGAGTAGAAGCATTACCTGATCAATACGTCCCTCCAGCACCCAATACGGCTGCTGACGAGGATATCTTTGATACTGCTGATGAATGGACAACCAATGGCTATAATGGTGCAAAAGAGTTTGGTAGAAATGTTATACCTGCTACTGCTGAAATAACTTATGTAACGCCAAGTACTGTTAATAATAGTCAAGGTGGTACTAAGTATGTTAGATCATCTGGCTTTACTCGTTGGAAACTAACTGCGACATATATTAATTTATCTAAAGAGAAGTTTCAAATATTACAAGCCGATGCTCAAGCAGCACGTGGACAAGCAACTCCATTCTTCTTGATGACTGGACAATGGGGTGGTTGGGACGACAACGGCAAAGTGTTAAACTTCGCTAATATCAAGTCAACAACTGCTCCAAGATTGATAGAACCTTATGTTGCAGGCGAAACATTGATGAAGTTCGGTGGGTTTGAAAGCAATGAATCTGAAGTATTCAAGAAAGGTCAGATCATTCGTTCTAACTCAGTAAATGGTGGTGTTACAACTGTGTTAAATACAGTAGATGCAAACGTTTATGGTGAAGCAGAAGTGAGAATCGCATTTGGTCAGAAGAATGCGAAATCAAACGGTGCTATTGTCTACACAGATAACTGGCATTTTGTTGCTACACTTGACAGTGATGACTTCACATATTCAGTTGATACATTCGGGTTATATAATGTAACAATAGGATTTGAATTAGGAGAGTTTAGTTAATGGCAAATAGAGATATGAGTAGTGCTTTAATTAGCACTACAAGCCAAAACATTGTACAGTATTATGAACTTATCTATCTTGGTGTTAATAATGGTTACTACCTTACTAATGCACCTTGGAACATCAACTTCGGTGGACAGACTTATCTGTCTGCTGGAGCATTGTTACAAATTGACGACATCACAGAAGATATCGGATTTCAGATACAAAAGTTAGGCATAACTATTAGTGGTATTGCACATCTTGATGATGATGCTCTTCCGTTTATGCAGGAAATATTAGCAGTAGATTATACAGATAAGCCTGTTACCATATATCGCGCTTACTATGAACATGATGTTTATGTTGATAGTGTGCAAGTATATACAGGTTACATTGATTCAGCAGCAGTATCAGATGGTATTGGAACTGGTGCAGGCGTAGCGATATCTACAAGTAATCATTGGGCTAACTTCTCTCGTATGACAGGTAGACACACCAATAGCGCAAGTCAACAATCGTATTTCCCATCAGATATGGGCTTTGAATTTAGCAAACAGATTCAAAAATTAATAGAATGGAAGAAACCAGCATGATAAACAAAACACTAAAATTAGCACAGTTCATTTCAAAATGGTCTCAAGTAGATTTCGCATGGGGTGAAACAGACTGTATGATGTTTGCCATCTCACTACATGATGCTAGATTTGACACAACCAAAGCAGAATCAATATACCGAAAGTATAATGATAGATTCTCAGCAATTAGATTCTATAAGAACTTTGTTAAGTTAGAGTCTTGGTTGAAAAATAACCAATATAAGAAATTAACAGCAAAGAAGCCTAAATTACAAGATGGTGATGTCATTGTTAAAAACCACAAGACATTAGATCAAGCATGGATATTCTTTAATGAATCATTATACATAATGGATGAAGAACGAGGATTGATTCGTGTTCAGACAGACTTGATTGAATCCGATTCGGTATGGAGACGCTAATATGGGCTTTGTAGCAGCAGCATGGGCAGCAATAGGAGTGGTGGGACAGTTCGTAGTTAGAATGGTATTATCATATGCTATCAGTTCCATCATGGAAAAGAAGAAGTCTTCAGCACGAATGAGCCTTCAAGGTGTAATGGTAAATAAGAATAGTAACAATCAATCTATTCCATTGCTCTACGGTAAAACAAGAATAGGCGGTGTTCGTGCATATATCAATGTGTCTAATGGTGCTGGTGCAGAAGGTTCAGAATATCTAAATATAGTATTAACAATGTGTGAAGGAGAAATTGGCGACATCAAGCAACTATGGTTTAACGACGAGGTTGTATGGGATGCTGCTGATGGTGGAACAATTGATGGTAGTGGTGCAATGACTGGATGGACTGGCGATTATGCACCAGTATTGAATTTAAGTTATGTTGGATATCACAATGGTGCAGATAACCAAACGGTTGATACTGTATTACAATCTTCTATTAAAGATGGTGAATGGACTACTAATCACAGATTACAAGGTATTGCGTATCTTGCAGTTAAAATGAAAGCAGACCCAGAGATATTCAAGGGTGGTGTTCCACTTATCACTTCTACCGTAGAAGGTATGAAGATGCAACGAGTTTCAGATATATCACAAGGTGCTACATCAATAGGCACATTATATAATGGCGCAGATGTTAACCCAGTTGATGTATTATATGATTACATGACAAACAGACGATACGGCAAAGGTATTGATCATGACCAAAATGGTAACTACTCTGCTGGTTTAGATATTGATCTAGAGAGTTTCAAAGCAGCACGCATAATAGCAGGACCTAAGTTTCTGTTTAATGGCATGATGTCTACCGAACAATTAATATATAATAACATAGGAGAGATCCTAGAGAACTGTAACGGTGTGTTAGCATTTCGCGCTGGTAAATACAGTTTAATAATCAAGAATGCAAATGAACCAACCATGATGGTTGTCAAGCCAGAACACATACTTACACAAGTTACTGTTACAATGCCAGAGAAATCAAGTAAGTTTAATAAAATCACAGCAAACTACAGAAACCCAACTGTAGGAACTGATTACAACGATGATCTCGTAGTAATAGAAAACTCAACTTACCTTACACAAGACAGTGGATCTATATTGGAAACTACTGTAGACTTTGATTTAATCAACGATCCTACTCTAGTTACAGAGTTGGCTACTTATATCATGGATAGTAGTCGCACTGGAATGTCTATCACCTTTGAAGCAGCACATGTTATGTTGAAGGTTGAAGCAGGCAGTATTATAGAGATGGATTTACCAAACTTTGGTTGGACAAACAAGAAATTCAGAGTGAATGGAATGGAATTAACTGGGACCAATACCATTGCCGTGAGTGCAGTGGAATATATACCTAGTATTGAATTAGTATAACAGAGAGAATAATGTCGGTTACACACAAACAAACAAGAACTAGACAATTACAGAAGATTGTCACATCAACATTAAAGCAAAGTTGCGCAGAATATAAATTAAATAACGTAGCATATATTTGGATAATAAGAGACTTTGACAAGAAGTCTTTACCAGAAGGCAATTGGAGTGGTATAATATACGGTAGTGAAGTATATACCATGCGTCATAACTGTGTTATCGTGTTCACTACTCGCAAAGATCAAATAGATTATGCTGATGATTGTGAAGTGATGTCAATGTGGACAAATCCAAATCACGAGATTATCTCAACAAAACCACGATATAAGCCATATGTGGCGCATAGTGGTCCGCGTAAGGCAGTCAATAAAGTTCTGTTTGAAGATGTCGTGGAACAATTCTTTGAACTACGTGATGACCCAGATGTTTCTATAAGACAAGCAGCAGCAGAAATGGAAGTAAGTTATTCAAAGTTCTTTAAATGGCATAAGAAATACGAGCATTATACAAAAGAAACTTTTGATACAATTTAGATAACACTTGACAGAACCATGTTTTGTGTTATACTAAATACTATTGTTAGCAGAGTATTAATCGTGCTTTTCATTTCACGACTCCAATCAATTCATCGCGAATTGATAATTACAAGGCATTTGCCCCACGAACTGCTAATTTATAAAAAGATTGACATCTAGTTAACTACTTATAATTACGAATCTTTTAGCCCAACCTTTTCGGTATGGGCTTTTTTTGGTTATATGCTTATAACAAAATAGTCTAAACAGAGCGTTGACAAACACCAGAATTCGGTGTATAATGTATAAATACATATAAGCAATTATGCTTTTATTAACTAAAGGAAGAACAAAATGATTAAATCAGTATATGTGCTAACTGCACGTGACCCAAACATTCAATTCTATGTTGGTTGCACATCAAACATCACTAGACGATTAAGCGAACACAAGATGAACGCCGTCAACACAAACCACAAAGAATACAACACTTATAAATATAGATTCATTAGAGAACTAAACGACAATAATGTTGTTTGGGATCTGACTGTTCTGTCAACTGAAATAGAAGTTGATGAAAAAACAGATGAATATTCATGGATACTAAAAATCGCACGTGAGAATGAGAAAAAAGATCATCTATTCTATGACGATACTCCACTCACGAATATGAAAGCAGGTGACTTCCTTGAAGAAATGCTTAAAGATAAAGAATTGTCAGGCGATCCCCAATCAGTTAAGAATTGGATTACTACTCGCGAACAGAAAGCATCATCATATGAACGTGGTTCTAACAGACCTACTCGTATACTAGACTTATACGATGAGGCTAACAAAAATGTAAAAATACGCCAAGCCGAAGAAGACATCAGAGTAGAAAAGAAAATAAAGAGATTAGAAAAGCAGTTGGCAGAAATTATAAAACTAGGACTAGATCGTCCTGTGATGATCGCTTCAATACAAACAGAATTAAATCAATTGAATAGTTTCAATAAATTATTTAACATAACAGGAGAAACAAAATGAAATTAGCAATACACCCAAGTATTAAAGGTAAATGGACATCGTCAAATGGAAACTTCCCATACGATGGTTGGACTAATATAGACTCAAGTCTTTCAGATATCTTTCAACTAGTCACCGAAGACGGTTACGCATCTAGTTCGTTACTATTTGGAGATACTAGAGGATCACACAACTTCATATCTAAGCAATTATTTATGGTTGATATTGATGAAGGTATGACTATTCTTGATCTATTTGATCACGCAGCATACACTAACTGGGGATGTGGATTCTATTCTACACCAAGTCACACACTTGAACATCATAAATTCAGGATTCTGTTTCAGACAGAAAAACCTATCAATAATCCTTTAGATGCAACAGATCTTTCTCGTGCGCTTAATCGTATATTTAATGGCGACCCGGTCTGTAAAGATCCTACACGATTGTTCTACGGCACACCAGACTGTGAATTTAAAGAGTTACGCAAAGATGTATACTTATTAGATGAAGTGGTAGGATTGTTACTAGAAGATATTCGCGCAGAAGACGCACTGAATATGAAAGAAGCATCCACTGTAGTATATAGTGAAGCAACTAGCGAAGAAAAAACACACATCGTAGGTTTATTGTGTGAGTTGAACCTTCGGTATAGTGGTATGTATGAGACTTGGCGCAATATAGGTTGGGGCTTACAGTCTGGAGGTTATAGTGTTGATGATTTCTTACTAATTACTTCAACGACAACGGGTAGTAAAACTGCCGAAGACTGTCATAAGGTGTGGTCGTCGTCAACAGGTGGTGTAACAATGGGATCCGTGATACATTTGCTGCGCAAACACTACAAAGATGATGAAATCTTTTTGAAGAAGACTAGAGAAGAATATGATTTTGAGAAATTAAAAGAAGAACTAACAGCAAAATATGGAGCAAAGGTATAATGGCTAAAACAATAACAATACATGAATTAGAGGACGAATCACGAAAGATTGGTATAGAGATCAGCATATATAAAGAAGAACTTAAAACTGAAACAGACATTAATTCTAAAATCAAACTTGAATACGATCTGATGAATGCTGAACAAAAATTAACTGCGCTTAAAAAAGCAACAGACGACTACCGAGAAAAAGAAGGTTCTGCAAGAGATTCAAAGCATTGGTTAGTAGATAAAGAATTAGTAAGAGATGTCATTGATAAACTAAATGTTGGTTACTTAGTTGAAGAAAATAAAATTATCTACTGCAAAGACTTTGGTAAGACAGTCGTTAATCCTCAAGTTAGAACATTCACATTGGGTGGTAGAAAACTTGTAAGATGGTTTGAAAACGAATGCAATAGCAGTATATTACGAGGTGCTGATGAAGACAAAATCCTCAATATGTTTATTCAAGAAGGTCACACTTATAACGATGTTCGGTCTACTTTTGACATCAATAAATGGGCAGAGGGCACAGTCTATAATAAAATGAATAACATCAGGAAATTCTGGGTTCAACCTAGCGAAGACGTTAACTATGATGAAGGACTTGACTTCTTGTTCTATTGTGTAGGTGGTGGTAAGAAAGAAAATATTGAACATCTTGAACGATGGATTCTTATGAAATATATCAATCCTGAACTTAGTTCAGCAACTCCTAATATAGACTTAGGTGGTGGTGCTGGTGGCACTGGTAAAAACACATTCGTAAATCTCCTTAAAACTATCTTTACATCTTCTTGTATCGTATCTGGTAACATTGAAGAGTTTGATAAGTTTAACAGTGCATGGGAAAACGCAATGGTATTATACTATGATGAACCTGGCGAGAAAGAACTACAGTTAGCAAAACTAAAAAAAGCAACTGGCGAGAAAGATATGCGTCTTGAAAAGAAAGGGCAGGATTCTGTTCAGACAGATCGCAACTTTAGTTTCTTATTCCTAAGTAACAATCCTAAAGGTGTTGTTCAATTATCTGGTGGTTCAGCATCAGCAGAAGATAGAAGATTCTCTGTTGTGCAAACTGACACCACAATGGCAGATGAAGCAGCAAGGCGTGGCATTAAAGACGTTGATGCATACATTCAAAATGTTTGGAATAATCTTGTAGAGAACAGAACAGAAGTCGGTAAATGGCTGGGCGCTATGATTTTGAAACATGAAGCGACTATTGGTAAGAATCTACAAGCATTACACGGCGCTGATTATCACGCACGTTTTGAAGATCAGAAGTCAGAAATTGTTAAAGCGTTTGACGATCTTATGCCTATGATTAAAAAGAATGGTGTTGTCGCAACTGAATGGTTACATGAATTAGTTAAAGACATCACAGAGAATGATAAGTGGAAACAGAAAACAGTTAAAGATAAGTTTGAAAAATATCTTAAAGATGCAAAGATCGGCTATGAACTTAAAGATGCAACTAAAATTGATGTAGGGCTTGAAGACAAAGCAAGACTACAAGCATTCCGACTAACTGGTGAATTTCAGAAATCTCCATACACTTTTGACTGGCGATCAATCTGCACTGTGTCTTATGATAAGTATGCTGGGAATAAAGCACATTATGTGCTGTCTACCAATCATTCCCCAGAGACCAATAAGGTAATCAACATTGCAGCAATCATGAACAAGCATAAGGCTGACATGAACTAAATGTCACCAAAAGTGACTTAGGTCATGAAAAAGGTCATAAGTCATCAAAATACACCGTTTTATGGGTTCTCAGAAATATAAGATTTATAAATAAAAAAGTAATTTTCTATATCTGAAAAACCCCTTATTTTGATGACTTTTGGCTGTTTTGATGACTTTTCGGGTCTATAGGCGATTCAGAGGGGGGTATAGGTCATGAAACGGTGTTTTTTGATGACCTAAATGATGACCTAAGTGACCTTTTTGATGTTTTAGGTCATGAAAATTAAAAGGATATAACATGAGCAACACAATGAAAGATTACCATATAGTATTTTATGATGGGACACACCTAATAAAAAGAGAAGTGTGTGACAAATACTTTAAAGATAGAACACATATAACAGAAGAAGAATGGATGATGTTTGTATTAGGAACTGATCTATCTACTACTAGACTGACTAAAAATATATAAACATAGATCAAAACGATCTAAGCAGAACCTTGACAATCAAGACTGGTTACGATATAATAGTTACATAAGTTAGCGATAACGCTGACAAACAAAAGAGAGAAATAAAATGAGTATAATGAATCAATATAAAGAAGAATGCAACTGTTATGGTTGCACCACAATGCGTCACACATGCGTCAATGAAACCTACGAAAACAATAAAGATGTCAGACAAGAGATGTTAGAAGCATATCTTGGTTGGATTAAAACTGACAACTCAAATACATTTAAGACTAAATAGATATAAGGACTGTAGAAGAGTATCGCTACCTTATGACCGTTCTAGTTGCAGCCTAATTTAGGCGTCAACATTAGCCCTGATAGTTAGATTGTAAGTCAGCCACAATATAACCTGATAACACACTTGATGGGCTATTCACTTAATGGAGAAACACAATGGATTACAGTAAAGCACCAACAATACATATTATAGATAACGAAAACATATTCATCAATGGCGATAACATCATTGATATAGCAGAAAGAAATGAAGTAGTCACACACATTACCACCACACCCAGCTCACCTTATTACAATATACGATTCATGAAACCACATGGTGTCATGCATAATGTAGACAACCCAGCAATGATAACTGCTGTTGGTCATAATGGTGGGCATGTAGTAGTTAGAACATCATATAACGATTATGGCATGTTACACAATGTTGAAGGACCTTCAGAAGTAACTTACAATCATGATGGCAAAGCAATAGAAGTATACTATGCAATTAACCATAAGCGTATTAATCATAGTAAATATCTAAAAGATCCCTACAACCCCACAATGGAAGAAATGTTCTTAATGAAACTAGGAGAAGCATAATGACAAATAAAGATATAAAGAAAAGAGACTTTAAGTTTGAACGATGGTGGTATAAAGCCCGTAGATACCAGAAGGCACAACAGTGGTTAGTGTCACACAGTAAGCGTATTGCGTTCTCATACAATCTACACCCAACTGCATTTGATGAGATACATTTCATATCAAAAAGGTTTAATCTGTCAACGCATAAGAAACTGAAAAAGAAAGATGCAAAGACGTTGTATAGATTAATCAACCCACTGCCGCATGAACGATTGGACATGATAGTTAAAGAAGCAGATAAACTCAACGAGTTAGTCGCTGAATTAAAACAATTAAAGCGACAAAGAGTTGTCATAACTAAGAAGAAAACACGGTCTTATTCACCCCCGATTGTTAAATAGATGTAGTGTCGGTTATGGGGGTAAACGACATTACCATTACTCATCATGGGATCAGCCTGCTAGGAAACTAGTGGGCTTTTTTGTTTGCATAAATAAGAATATGAAAGAAACTACAAACACACCAACCCCTACAGATAAACTCGTTGTCGCATTAACTACTACAGTTAATTTCTTCAACCTCGCATTCTTCATTACATTAATCTACCAAGCCGGTGAATTCGTGTTAATGGGATTTATAAACTAGGAGACTTAAATGTCTGAATATAATATAAAAATCAATAAAGGAACTGATTTCTCAAGGTCATTCGCATTGTCCGAAAGTAATACAGCCATTGATATAGCAGGATATACGTTTGAAGGAACGTTAAAAGAAAGATACACATCAACACAATCAACCGCATTCACGATGTCTATTGTAGACGCATCAACAGGCTTATTCCAAGCAGCGTTAAGTGATACTACAACTACCTCAATGGGTCCTGGAACATGGGTCTACGATATAGTCATGATTAAACCAAATGGTGATAAGATCAGACTACTAGAAGGTAAGGCATTTGTTAAACAAGGAGTGACAGCGTAATGACAGTTTATACTACAGTCCCAGCAGATGATAGCAACTTAGATGTTGTAGTCACAGAAGCAAATGACATTGTAACGATAGATATCCAACCAGCATCATTCACTAGCGTAGGCTCAGTTGATAGTGTTAATAATCAGACAGGTGTTGTATTATTAGACACAGACGATATCCCAGAAGGAACCAATCAATACTACACAGACACTAAAGTGCAGTCTGTGATTGATACGAACAGTGCAGACTTTGCAACTACCACTTATGTTAATGATGAAGACGATGCGGTTGAAGTTGCTGCTAACCTTTATACAGATGGTGCAGTTACAGGATTAGCATCCACCACTTATGTAGACACCCAAGATGGTGTTACTCTTAGTTCTGCTAACACATATACAGATACATCTATTGCAGCAATCCCAGCGGTTGACTTATCATCATACGAAACTATTGTTAATAGTGAAGCAGGTGATGCAACTACATTATCAAGTGCTAACACATATACAGACACATCTATTGC